GTAGCTACGGCAAAATCGGATTCAATGAAGAAGGAAATAAACAAATTTTTATATTTTTATAGATTTTTGGCAACGGTAGTGAGGTGCAAGAAGATGGCGGAAACTAGAGTTTATTTCAATCCAATATTTAAACAAGCAAATGAAACAAGATGTCGATATCGTTGTATGAGAGGTAGTGCTGGTAGTGGTAAAAGTGTAAATATAGCACAAGACTATATCTTAAAATTAATGAACCCTAAATACAAAGGTGCTAACTTATTAGTTATTCGTAAAATAGGGGATTGGAATCGTCAAAGTACATATAGCGAATTAGTATCTGCGATTAATCGTATATGTGGTAGTATGGCGGATTTTTATTGGGATATAGGTAAATCACCATTAGCACTGCGATGTAAAACAACAGGAAATGAAGTATTATTCCGTGGTATGAAAGATGATAAACAACGTGAAGGTGTTAAGTCTGTTACTTTTACACGTGGTAAATTAACTTGGATTTGGGCTGAAGAAGCAACAGAATTAGAAGAAAATGATATAGATATATTAGATGACCGCTTGCGTGGAAAACTGATTAATGAAAATCTATATTATCAAATAACATTATCTTTTAATCCTGTATCTGCAACTCATTGGATAAAAGCAAAATATTTTGATACACCACGAGCATCGATATTTACACATAAATCTACTTATCAAGATAACCTATTTATCGATCCAGCGTATAGTGAGCGTATGATGATGAGAAAAGAACAAGATCCTGAAGGATATCGTGTATATGGTCTTGGTGAATGGGGTTTGCTTGGCGGACAATTCTTTTCTAACTTCTCGGAAAAACGACATATCGTAAAACCTTTTAAAATACCAGATAATTGGGTGAGATTTAGAAGTATGGACTGGGGAAGTGCAAAGCCTTATGCTGTAGGTTGGTATGCAGTAGATTATGATGGTAATCTTTGGAAATATCGTGAATTATATGGCTATGGTGGTAAAGCAAATGTAGGGACAAAAGAAACAGCTGCACAAGTAGCTCAAAAAATAGTCGATAGGGAATGTGATGAAAAAATAGCTTATGGAGTATTAGATAGTGCATGTTGGGCCAATATAAATACAGGTGTTCCTACTGTAGCTGAAGAAATAAATAAAGTATTAATAAAAAATGGTCATACTACATTTAGAGAATGTGGTAAAGGAAGAATGGCTATGGCGGAAGAAATAAAATTAAGATTAGAAGGATATAAGCGTAAAGACGGAGTACAAATACCAGCTTTACGCTTTTTTAGTACATGTTTTCATAATTTGAGAACATTTCCTTTAGTTACTCATGATAAACGTCAGCCTGAAAAAATCGATACGAATGGTGAAGACCATTGTGTTGATGAAACAGGATATGCATGTTTATCTAGACCATATAAGCCAACAAGACCTGAAAAAGATGGTTGGAAGTTTAAGAAAAATGATTATGAAAATATAAGCCATGAACCTAGTGCATGGGCTTATTAAAAGGAGAATGTATGGTTTATTTTACAAAAATAAGTTCACCTGCAAATGAAAATATCATTGGTCTTTTAGTTCGTGGACATGCAAATTATGCCAAAAAAGACAAAGATGATATTGTTTGCAGTGCTGTTTCTGCTATCGCACAAACAGCATTATATGGTTGTAATGAATATAGTAAATGTAATGTAAATAAAATACAAAAAGGATATGTATCTTTTACTTGTGATAAAACAATACAGACAGAAGCAATAATAAAATCTGCTATATTGGGCTTAAAAGCAATAAAAGAGACATATCCAAAATGTTTTAAAGAGGAATAATAAATGTTTGATGAAGTAAATAATGATGTAAGAGCTGCACCAGAAGAAAATAAAATTGGGCTAGGAAAGATAAGAGAATGGTTTCAAGATGCTGTAGATAAATCAAGAGATTGGCGGAAAGATGCTAAAGAAGATTATAGATTTGTATCTGGTAAGCAATGGAAAAATGCAGATAAAGAACAGCTTGAAAAATTTGGTAGACCTGCAATTACTATTAATAAAATAAAACCACTTATGAATGTATTATCAGGATATCAAAGGCTTAATCGTTATGATATTTCCTTTTTGCCTAGGACAAATGATGATATGGAGCTTTGTAAAGTCCGTGAAGGTGTTACAAAGTATATCTTTGATGATTGTGATTATGAATATCAAGAGTCTCAAGTTTTTATGGATGGTGCTATTGGCGGTATTGGTTGGTTTTGGGTTTATTATAAATTTGATGAAGAGATGGGCGATGGAGAAATAAAAATTGCTCGTGAAAGCCCTTTCAATATGTATGTAGATCCAGAAGCAAAAGAAATAGATTATTCTGATGCTAATTATATTATTCGTGCTAAATGGGTTAATAAGGCTGATTTAATAAATGTATATCCAGAAAAAGCAGAAGAAATAAAAAATCAACAGCAAGAATATGACTCTATGGAACCAGTAGATGAACAATATGACCATCTATATTACAAAAGAGATTTACAAAAATTACGTTTAGTTGAATGCTGGTATAAGGTAAAAGTTAAAGAAAAAATTTATATAATGCCTGGTGGAAAAATAATTAATGAACAAGATATGCAAAATATATCTGAAGAACAATTAATGCAAATGTATTTGTCAGGGCAAATACCGATAGAACAAACAATTACTGTAGACAAGGTAAGGGTTTGTTCTTTTTTTGGCGGTGTTTTACTAGAAGATATCGAAAGTCCTTATGAACATGGACAAATACCATTTATTCCCTTTGTAGTATTTAAATTTTTTGATGAAGATGAGCCTGCTGGTATTGTCAGAGACTTAAAAGATCCACAGCGAGAAGTTAATAAACGTAGAAGTCAATCACTTCACATATTAAATACTTCTTCATATAATAACTGGATTCGTGAAACAGATGCACAATCTGATGAACAAAAAGCCCATATGAAAAAATTGGCTAGTCTTCCAGGTGGTGTAATAGAAGTTCAGCCAGGGACATTATCTCGTGGAGCTATGCAAAGATTAGAAGCACCACAGCCACCATTATCATTATTTCAAGCAGGACAAGAAGCTGCTGCTGATTTGCCTTCTATTTCTGGTATAAACGAAGCTTTAATGGGTGTAGATATGCCTGCTAATGCAAGTGGTAGAGCAATAGAATTAAAGCAAAAGCAAGCTATAACTCATATTGCACCAATGTTTGATAATCTTCGTAAATGTAAAAAACGTTTAGCATCGTTGTTATGGGGAAAACATGGTCGTAAAGGTTTAGTACAACAATTTTATACAGAAAAAAAGGTTTTTCGTATTGAAGGTGTTGGCGGAAAACCAGATTTTATCACAATAAATCAACAAGTTACACAAATAGGGCCTTTTGGGCAAGCTGTAACAACTACTTTAAATGATATAACTCAAGGTGATTTTGATATCATTGTGGCGGATACACAGGCTAGTGCTTCACAAAGACAAGCACAGATGTATTCACTTATTGACGCTGTTAAAACATTGGGTGTTCCAGGTGATGCTGTATTTGACTTAATCTTAGATTTATCAGATATCCCTAATAAAGAAGATATAAAACAGAGATTACAACAAAGACAGCAAGCACAACAAAAGGCACAAGAAGCTCAAGCTGCTGCTGAACAAGCAAGACAAATTCGTATGAGTAATTCTATTGCTTTTAAAGACGCACCACCTGCTATTCAGCTCGCTATGGCGGCAAAAGCAGGACTTATTGACCAAAAAATTGCTGATGAAGCTATTAAGCAGTTTGTTGCTTATAATTATCCACAATTATTACAACAGCAAGCAAATAAACAACAAGTGAATAATCAGCAAATTACAAATCAAATAATGCAAGCTATAAATCAAGGTATACCGACTAATCAGATTTTATCGCAATTAATTAATTTAGGTATACCAGCACAGACAGCTCAAATATTATTACAGCAAGTAAAAAATCAGGCAGAAATTAATAGTCAACCAATAAATCAAAATCAAGCACCACAACAAAATAATAGCAATATGACTTTAGCAGCTTTAAATTCGTTAAGGTCAGGAAATGTTCCAGCTATGTAATATGTAAAAGGAGAAAATATTGATGAAATATCGTAGAAGAGTAAATGAAGTAGAAGCCATAAAATTAAGTTTTAACAATGTAGAAGATTTAAAAAATATTCAAGATGTATTAGGCGAACCATTTTTAAATGTAGATTTTTCTGATGTTGAAAATCCAAGGCTTTTGGTCGAAGATTTTCATAAAAATAGAAAATTTACAGCTAGATTTAATAAAGATTATCTTGTAAAAAGCATTGATGGAAAAGTATATCCTGTACCAAATGAAGTGTTTGAAAAAGTCTTTGAGCCTATTTATCAGATTGATTATCAAAACGATGAAGATAAGGAGTAATTTGTAATGGCGGTAAGAAAAATAACAAAAGCAATTAGTAAAGAAGTGGAAGATAAAAATACTCAAGAACAACAATCTAGCAGTCAAGTAAGAGAACAAGTAGATGAAAAAAACGAACCAGTAAGTAAAATAGAAGAACTGCAAAAATCAGTAGAAGATTTATGCGGTAAAATTTTAGATTTTAGTATTGAACGTATGGATAAATTCAAGAATAATCCAGGTTATCAATTAACTGAAGAGGAAAGAGAAACTATAAATACTTTTATGAATGTAGCCGAACGTATGGATAATCTATTAAATAAGAAGACTGGTCTGAACTTTGCAGATAAATTACTTAATAAAATTTGAGTTAGGAGATATATTATGGACGTATTAAGAATTTTTAATTTGCAATTATTTGCTGAAGATGATTTTGAAGATAATCAAACTGATTCTGATGTTGTAGCTGATGAAACAGTAGATGATGTAGATAATACTGAAGATGATGAAATAAGTATTCCTGAAGAGTTTGAAGGATTAGATCCAGAGATTGTTAGAGAATTTACTAATAAATTTAGAGAACAACAAAAAGCTGAAGATGAAAAACTTGAAAGTAAAAAAGATGAGCAAGAAGAACAGCAATCTAAACAAGATGATGAAGAAAAAATAGAAGATAAATCTACCGAAGGTATTGAAGAGCAGCTTGCTAAATTACGCAAAGAAAATGAGCAACTAAGAAAACAACAAGAGCAAATTCCTAAACAACAGGAATTTAGACCTGCACCTTTTAAACCTATTAAATTAGAGCAAGTTCCAATTGAATTTGCACGTACTGTAATAAGTGAAGCCAAAAAAATAGCTTTAAAATCAGTTAATTTAACAGAAGAACAATTAAATGATTTAGAGTTTGAAGATAATGGTGCTCAAAAGAAAGCGGATTATGAAGCAGCTTTTGAAATTGCTAAAGATAATATTATGAGCAATGTTAATAGTGAATTAGCATTGAGAAATCAAAGAAAAGAAGCATTTATACAGGCTCATAGAGAAAATATGGCGGCATTTAAATCCTTTGAAAATGAACAAAAGAAAGATACACATTTTAAAGAAATACAAGATTTTGCTATAAATGGATATTTTGAAAAGCAATCTGTGGTTAATCAAAATATAATTCGTGATGCTTATGCAAGATTAGAACGAGGAGTAGCTTCACCATCAGACCGATATACTATTGAATCTTATTTTGAAAATGCTAAACGTGAATATTATAAAGATATAAATGCAAAACAAAAAGAAAAACAAGATAAAGTAGTAAATAAATATAAACAAGCTAAAAAAATGCCACGAGCAGATAAACTATCAGGTGGCGGAGATACTTCAGGCAAAAGTGATGTAGATATTGCTATTGAAATGATGAATAACCGACCATGGGAAAAAATACCAGAGAAGTATCAAAAAATTTTATTAGGTGAATAAATAAAGAAAGAAGGTACTATATATGTGTTTAAGTAATTTTAAATTTAATGAAGACGAATTGAAAAGAGCATTTCCAAAATACTTTAAAAATATGGGTTTTGAAGGACGAGGAATGCAGATATCTTTACTAGCAAATATTGATTTAAGACTATTTGCAGAAACAATTGTTCCTGAAGAACTTGTAAAAAAAGCATGGGCAAAACAAACATGGACTACAGCTATGAAAGATTTATTCTTTGGCAAATTCATGGGTGAAGGTGTTAATAATATTATTCAAGTTCTGAATGATTTAGAGAAAGAAGCTGGAGATAGAATAACACAATCACTTGTACTTAAATTAAAAGGTGATGGTGTTACAGGAGATGATATCTTAGAAGGCAATGAAGAAAAAATGGAATACAGAAGCTTTGACTTCACTATTAACCAGCTCAGAAATGCTGTACGCCTAAAAGGTAAATTTGAAGAAAAGAAAAGTAAAGAAAATATGCGTAAAAATGCAAAAGATGGATTATCTATTTGGCTTAGAGAAAGAATTGATGATGATTTATTTAAAGTACTTACGAATAATCCAACAGCAGATAAAGTTATTTATGGCGGTACTGGTATTTCAGCTGAAGCTAATATTACAAGTACTGCTAAAATGAATACTACTGTTTTAGGTAAAGCAAAACGTTTGGCACAGATGTCTAATCCAAAAATCAGACCTGTTCGTGTTAATGGTGGAGAATATTATGTAATGGTATTGCATCCTTATCAAATTCGCGATTTAAAAGAAGATGAAAAATGGATTAATGCACAGCAATATGCTAATATTCGTGGCATGAAAAATCCTATTTTTACAGGTGCTACTGGTTTATATAATGGTGTAGTTGTACATGAAAATGAAAATGTTCCAATTGATCAAACTGGTGATAGTTCTACATGGGTAGGACATGGATTATTGTTGGGTGCTCAAGCAGGTGTAATGGCAAATGGTATTGATTTATCATGGAAAGAAAAATTATTTGACTATGATAACCAATATGGTGTGGCTATCTCTCGTACTTATGGTGTGGCCAAGTCTGTATTTAAAATTAATGGAAGTACACCTACAGATTTTGCTACAGTAAATATTTTAACTTCAGCTGTACCAGATTGATGAGGTATAACGATGTTAGCTGTAGAAGAATTAATAAAGCGAGTTAGAATTTTAGTACATGATGAGCAAGAAACAGGTTATGATGATATAGCTATACTAAATTGTTTGAATGCTGGTTCTAGATTTTTAAGACGTATGATTTTACAGTTAAAGCCAGAATTGTTGTCTAATGTGACTAAAGGTAATTTAAATACTAATGAAAATATAATTGAGTTGGATTTTATACCTGTAAAAATAGTAGATATTAGAATAAATGGCAAACGTATAATTTATAAAAGCCGTGCAGATATACTAAATATGGATAAGCACGGCTTCCCTTATGCTTATTTCATAACAGGTTTAAAGACTATAAATTTGTATCCTATACCTGATAAGCCTATTAATTATGAAATTTTAGCTGTAGAAGATATAAAAGAAATGACTTTGTCTGATGATGAGAATGGGAAAAGTCCTTTTCCTAATGAATTTGATGATATGCTAATTGAATATGCATTAATTCGATTATCTATGGGAAATGAGTTTGATATGTCTCAAGAAATGTCAGTTATGAGTCAAATAGTAGCACAATTAGAAAATATATTAAGAGAAAGAGATACAGTATATGTTATTTCTGGATATTATGATTCGTTGCCTGATGATTGTGATGTAATAAGGGCGGTATGGTAATGAAATTATCTACAAAACATGCTAATCAACAATCTGTGATGTTGCAAGATTTTACTGGCGGTCTTAATGTATCCTGTACAGAAAATCTAATAGCAGATAATGAATTATCTGAAGTAGTTAATATGGAAATAGACAGTAATTCTAAATTACTTCGCACAGTGCAGGGCACCGATACTTTATATACTACAAATGAATATACATTTAAAAGTGCAGCGTTTGATATTTTAAATTCTGCACTTATTTTATTTACAGAAGATAATAAAATTCTGGCCACAAAAGATTTTTCTGAAGTAAAAGAAGTTGGAACTTTAACGGGAACAGGCGAAGTGATAACTGCTATGTGGGAAGATGGTCTTTTGATTGCTAGTGGCGGTAAGCTTCAATATGCTAAGGGGCTTGAAAATATAGAAACTATAGAAACAAGCCCTGAACATTGTAACGGTGTGTATATTCGTTCTGGTCGTGTGCTCGTTTTTGATGATACAGACCAGGTGTTATTTAGTGGCGTTGGCGATGAAACCAATTGGACTCAAGACTCAAACGACCCATCGGCAAGTCTATTTGCTCAAATTGGATATAAAGTTGGCGGTCATATTATGGGCATGGTCAATATGAGTAAAGATATTTTATTCATAAAATCAAATGGAATGGTTTTCCGCTTAGAAAATGAATATCCAGATTGGCGAATTAGTGAATTAGGAAGAAATATATTCTGTAAAGGTACTGCTAGTTATTGCAACATGGTTAATAGTGTTCTGATTATGAGCGATATATCATTACAAAACATTCAAACGACGCAAGAATACGGCGATATGAAACCTACAAATATAGGCTCTAAAGTTGCCAGTAAGATTGCAAACCTACCTAGTAATACAAAGCTTTGTTATGTACCACCATTAAATCAGGTATGGTGTATTGGTGAAAATGGTTATGTGCTTGTATTAGATTGCAATACGAATGCTTTTTTTCAAAGACAGTTTAATGATGTGGCGGTCGATGTGCTTAGTATAAACAATGATGTATATGTGATAAAAGAAAATGCTATATGCAAGTTAAATGCAGGTAAATTTTATGATAATGATGAGCCATTGATATTTAAAGTGCGAATGAAAACACGTTTAGCAAACTATGAATATTTAGTAAAAAGAATAACTATTTGTGTTACACCAATGAATTATGAATATACATCAAACTCTCATTTTGATGTAGGTAAGATTTATATACCATTACCGTCTTTTGTTCCTAGTAGTTATATATATGGTAATAGACGTGATATTTTTGATGATGATGAGCCAATAGGATATAGAAATAATAAAAACATTTATGTACCATCTACAGAAAAAATAAAAGATGGTTATGATTCTGTATATGATAATGAAACTGAAATATCATTAATGGAGACTATTAGAAGAACAACAAGAGTAGTTTATAGGACTCCAAACATAAGGTTAGGCGGTAGTGGTATGGGAGAAAGTTTTATTCTTAATTATATATATATTGATTTTGTGGAGGTGTAATAAATGCAACATGATTTACCATCACCATTGCCAACTATACAAAATGGAGAATTGAAAATAATTTATCCTTTAAATTTTGTATATCGTGGCGATAATACAGAACAATTTGCACGTAAATATACAAAGGAACTTGAAAATGTATATAAAATATTAACAAGTTTAATAAGTAATCAATCTCAAAATATAGGTAATATCCCGTATTCTATAAAAATAGAAGATGATAAATTTTATATACGAAACAAACAAAATGATAATTGGGTGTTTTTATTTAATATTTTAAATCCAGATTTAGGAAATAACGAAACAGTATCTGAACATATTCAAGAAATATTAGATAGTTCAAAACAAGCTATAAATGCAGCTAAAGATGCAGAACAATTTATGGTAAATGCTAGAAAAGCTACACAAAAAATATCGCTTAGAACATATGAAACTATCAACGATATGAAAAAGGAAACTGATATACAAGCAGGAATGAGTTTGTATATACAAGGAGCTGAAACGTTTAATGATGGTAAGGCAGCATTCTATGTAGTAAAAGAAATGGCTCAATCTGTAGTTGATGATGATTATGAGATTGTAAAATTAAAAGAAGGTTTATATGCTATAAGAATTTTAGAACAAGATAAATATTTAGCATTAACTGGTGGTACTGTAAATGGGAACGTAAATGTAAATGGTGATTTAACAATAAGTGGAATAATAGGTGGTCATTTAAAGGGAACAGCAGATATATCAACTAAAGCAATAAATGATAATAACAATAATAAGATTGATGAAACATATATAAGCAATATTACTTTTAAAGATGGCGTTATAACGTTAGAAAAAGGAAATAAAGATAAAAACAAATTTATTATAGATAATTTTGAAGAATCGCCGACAGTACCTACACCAGAAGCAGGAGATATCAGCCTTAAAATAGCAAATACAAAATTTGTAAATAATCTTTTTAATTTATGGGGCGGAATATTAGATAGTACTACAAATAATGATGATATAAATATTGAATTTGCAAATGGTATATGTATTAAATTTGCAACAGTAAATATAGGAGAAAGCGATAATACACAATCTACTATTTCTTTTTCATCGGCATTTAAAAATAATATTTTATTTGTTTTCCCATCTTTTGGAGATGTTACAGAAAAAACAAATAATAATTTTATTATTAGTTATTCAAATTCTGAAAAAAAGTCAAAAATAAAATATATTGCTATTGGATTAAATAAATAAAGGAAGGAAGAATATGGAACATGAAATAATTGAAAGAAAATATGGATTACCAGAAGCATTGCCATTAATTAGAAATGGAAAATTAAGTCCAATATATCCTTTAATTTTAGAACATCGTGGTGATGATTTTAGATTATTTGGCGGTAAATATATTGGTGAAATTCTAAATATATATGATTTACTTTATAAATTAGCTACATGGCAAGTAATAGATGAAAATAATCCATTTGAATATGAAGCTAAAATTGAAAATGGTAATTTATACTTTTATGTAAATAGTAAATGGGTTTTAATTGGAAATATAACAAAACCATATTTTGGTGCTGTTGATAATATTGAAAATAAATTTAATGACCAAGTTGAAAACCTAGAATATATAAGTAGAGAATTTGAAAATATTGCAAATAATATACAAGACAATATTACTAAAATAAAAGATTCTGTTGAAAAATCAGAACAAAATGCAAAAAATTATGCACAAAATGCAAGTGTTTTTGCCGAACAAGTAAATGAAATAGCAGAACGAATGGGAATAGTAGAATTAATAAATGCGTCAAAAGCATTAATAAGATTTAGATGTGTAAAAGGTCATCTAGTATTTCCTGTATCCAATTTTGTTATTGATGATGTTCTATATATTGAAGATATGGTTTATAGTGGAAATTTTAAATCAAATAAAATTACAATAAATTTAAAAAAGGTGATATAAATGGAAACAGTTTCTTATTTAAATGTTGGCGGTACTGATTATGAGCTTGCTGATAAACAAGCTAGAAACGATATTGGTTTAAAAGCAGATAAAGTAGAACTTGAAAAAGTCGCTAGTGGCTCACCTGCTGGAGTTTGTGATAATTTAGCAGCATTACAAAGTGCAGAAGATGTGGATAAAACTAGAATTTATTTAACACTAAACGATGGAAATTGGAATTATTGGAATGGTAGCACATGGGTAAGTGGTGGTGTATATCAAGCAACACAAATAGAAATAAATAGTTTGAGTCCTAATTTAATGACTTTTTTTAATGCTGTAGGTAATTTACTAAAAACAACTTCAATAATTGAGGGTAAAAATTTTGATGATACTGGAAACATTGTTGAAAACGAAACAACTTTTATTACGGATTATATAAAAGTAAAACCAAGCACAATATACAAAGTTTTTAGTCTTAATTGTGTTTTATATAATAGCAATAAAAACAAAATAAAAACAATTACATCTCCTGATGGAAGTTTAGTATTTACGTTTACTACAACAGAGGATACCACTTATATAAGAACAAGCGGTGGTATAGAGGCAATCGAAAACAATTCTTTGTTTGTATTTGAAGGACTAAAAGACTCGGACAAATTTAAAGATATAAAAGGACATTCTCTAAATGATGAAATTCTAGTTAAAATTGACAACACTAATTTAAATGACAAAGTTGTTGGTTATAATAAAACTGATTTTATAAACCGATACGGAAATCTATTAAAATCATCTTCTTATACAAGTAACAAATATTTAAAAAATGACGGAAGTATAATTGACGGCAGTGATGATGACTTTGTAACCGATTATATATTAGTAGAGCCAAATACAACATATAAAATATTTGCGTATAACGTAAATTTATACAATAAAAATAAAGAATTTTTACAAGCTGTAGAACATAGCGGAACTATATTCACGTTTACCACCACAGAAGATACGTTATATATAAGAACAAGTGGTGCGATAACTGCACTTGAAAATGGTTTTTTATATCTATTGAAAGAAAACGATAACAATAAAAACCAAAGAATATACATTGATAAAAATATTAAAATAGATGATAGATATTTTTTAGATTTAAAAAATAATATGCCTAAATTAGCGGAAGGGAAAAACGCAAGAGATTTTGGCGATATTGGTAATAAATGCTATTTTTTAGGAAGATGGATAAAAACAGATAATGGAATGTATACAACATTATCTGGAGCTAAAATTTTTACTAGAGTTAAGAATACATCTACAGTAGCTTTTGATTTTTCTGATACAACTAATTATATGCTCCGCTTTGCTTATAAAGTGGATAATAATGATTATGTAGTTATAGAAGATAGCACATCTTTTACAATTTCTGATTTGGATAAAAATATAGAACACTATATAGAAGTAGTTATAACATCTATGCGCACAGCAACGTTTGCAAGCAATAATGGAGTATATTTAAAAGATATTACCGTTGACGCTGATGGTGAAGCTATAGCTGTAAAACCTGAATGTAGAATAGGGTTATGCTTTGGTGATAGCATAAGTGAAGGCTGGAATGTTAACGGAGATAACAAAAATTCACATCATTTAAATTTTTTAAGTCAAACGAGTAAGTTTTTAAAATGTGGGTTTGTAAGTATTGGTAGAGGTGGAATTGGATATATAAGTAAAAGTAATTCGGATTGGTTGCCTGTAAAAGGTACCGAAGGAGAAGAAACAGCTTATAATGCTAATGGTTCTTATATAGATTGCCTTAATAGTAGTAATAAACACATTGATGAAAAAGTAGATTTTATCCTTATTGAATTAGGCACAAATGATAATGTAACTGATTTAGAAAGTTATAAACTAATTGTAAAAAACTGCGTAAATAGAATAAAAAATAAATATCCTGGTAGAATTATAGTTGGCTTAATTCCACTTAATGGTAAAAATAAAGAGATTTTAACGGAAGCATACGAAGAAATTAATATAATTATTATAGATTGTAGTAAATATCTAGTTTCTACAACAGATAATGTACACCCTGATTTACAAGGCAGTATAAATTTCGGATATTGCTTGAGTGAAGATTTATTAAATATTTTTGGTAAATCATATTTTTTAATTTAAGAAGGTGATTAAAATGCAGGAGTTTTTGGCGGATATGGTTTCATTTTGTAAAACGATTATACCAGTCCGATTAGAGATTGAATGGGGAGCGTGTTTCGCTACAGTGGGGACTATATGTAGTCATTTATTCGGCAGTTGGTCAAACTTGTGGGAAGCTATTCTATTATTAATGGTGTTAGATTATATAACAGGTCTTTTATCAGCCTGGATAAATCCAAACAAAAAACTTGATAGCAGAAAAGGTTGGCGAGGATTAGCAAAAAAGGCTGTCATCGTCATTATTATTATGGTGGCACATACGGCAGATATTGTTTTCAATCAGGGAACGATAACACGAGATATCGCTATAATGTTTTACATCGCAAATGAAGGCTTGAGCATATTAGAAAATGCTACAAACTGTGGTGTACCAGTTCCAACTAAATTAAAAAATAACCTAGCACAGTATGCCGTGCAAAAAGAAAAGATTAGAAAGTGAAGAGAAAGAAGGAATAATAATGATTAGAAATTATATTAGTGTAAAATTAATTAAGGCTGAACCATGTAAGGCATGGAAAGATTTCAAAGGTCATATGACTGGTGATGAAGGTTATAAAATTTATTATCCTGATGGTTATGTATCTTGGTGTCCTAAAGATATCTTTGAAGCCCAGTATTTAGAAATGCA